ATGGAACACCAAATTTGAAAGATAGATTTATAGTTGGAAGTGGTGGTGGATATAAATTAAGTCAAGCTGGTGGTAATGCAACGATTCAATTAAATGCAACTCAAATACCACCACATAGACATCATACCGCTGTAGCACCTCCTCATTGGGGGTGGGGTGATGGTTATCTTGGAAATGGAAATAGTGGATTTTCAGGTAGTGGTGGTGCTCGTTTTGGTACAGGAGGTGAACCTTTTCAAACAGGAGATGGTAACGGTGGTCAATCTGGATGTGCAGCAGCAGCAATTGATATTAGACCACCTTTTTATGCTTTATGTTATATTATGAAATTATAAATTTTAATTTATTTTAGAAAGATAAATTAATATTTATTAATGTCTGAACATCGTTTTTGGAAAACACAACCTGTTGATATATCAAAAAATTCTATTATCAGTATACCAATTGAAGAAAAAACTATTGATCAAGTTCAAAAAGAATCTTATACTTTACCAAAAGGATTTGATTGGGGAACTATTGATTTAACAAATGAAACACAATTAGATGAGTTTTATAATTTTTTAGTTACATATTATGATTCTAATAATCCAGATAGAATGTTAAATTATAGTAAGGAATTTTTGAAATGGTTTTTAATGCCACCAAATTATTTTCCAGATTTAATAGTTGGTGTTAAATGTAATAATAGATTAGTTGCTTGTATTTGTGGTATTCCATTATATATGAAAATTTATGACAAATTTGTTAATTTAATAGAAATAAATTTATTATGTGTTCATCCAAAATTAAGAACTAAAAGATTAGCACCTGTATTAATAAAAGAAGTAACTAGAAGAACAAATTTACATAATATATGGCAAGCAATTTATACAGGTGATAAAGATTTACCAAATTGTATAGTAAGTTGTACGTATTATCATAGACCAATTAATGTTCCAAAACTGATTGATTTAGAGTTTATGAGTTGTCCTAAAAAACTATCGTTAACAACATATAGCAAATCTTTTAAAACCATTGATAATCTTACCATAAACATTAGAAAATTAACAGTAAATGATTGTGAAATATGTTGTGAAAAATTTAATGAATTTCACAAAAAATTCAATATTGGAATACAATTTAATTTGGATTATTTTAAACATCATTTTTTAGGTATATATAGTTATGTTGTTGAGACAAATGGTGTTATAACTGATTTCATTTCATTTTACAACTTACCAATAATCGTTAAAAATAACCAAAAATATAATGATATTAAACGATATAATGTTTATTATTATTTTTATTTTGAAACTAAATTAGATGTATTAGTAGAAAATGGATTATATTTGATGAAAGAACTAGGAGCAGATATAGTTAATTGTTTAGATCAATATGATAATAAAGAGTTTATGGAAAAATTAAAATTTAAAGAAGGAACATTAGATTTAAATTTTTATTTATATAATTGGGCTTGCCCAAATATAGATAAAAAAGAGATGTCATTTGTAATATTATAAGTTTTTAAGCATTTAATGCTTCTTTTTCTTTACTTATATAAATAATATATGCAATAATTACAATTACTGTGATTGAACTTCCAGGTAAAGTTTTACCATAGACATAATAAATTAAAACAGCAATTAATGCCCATAAATATACATTACCATAAGGATTTTTAGCACCACCCATTAATTCTTCTGTCATACCATATATTTCTGATTCTTGTAACCCAAAGAATCCTCCAACTTGTACAGGTTCGCCATTTGGACCCATACCATCTGGTGGAGGACCATCTAGAGGAGGACCCATTGGTTGTCCCATTTCATCACACATTTCGCCAATAGGACAAGGTGGAGGTCCACTATTTTTTCCACTTTGAGAATAAAAGTATGCAGCAACAGCAGCAGTAATACCACCACCAACTATCATAATCATAAACATTGGTGAAATAGTAAAAATACTACCAACAGCTTTAATTGCATTATTCATAACTCCTCCTGTTGTAGTAATTGCGTTATTACCAACACTCTCAACAGCACCAATTAATTTATTACCCATATCTGTAATACCACTTTCTGTTATTGTTAATTTTTTTATTGCAGCTTCTTGGTCAGCTGAAGATTCTGATTTATTTTTATTTGAAGTATCTGATTTATTAAAAACAGCTGCTTGACCTGAAATTGCATTTACAATTTTAGAACCCATATTTAAATCAATAAAACATTTATTGAAAGCTTTCATACTAACTGATTGTTTTACAGTAACATTTGAACGTTGACCATCTTGAATGGCTGCTAAAATATTACCTATATCTAAATCGTTTCCACCTGTAGTATCCATATTACATTTTGCTTCAGCAGCCATAGCCATAGAATTTTTAATGTTTGTTGTAACGGCATTAGCAATATTATTTTCATTAATTGTAGTATTATTAATATCTGTTTTAATTTTTTGTTTAATTTTTGTTTCATTGGTAGAATTATCTGAAGTACTTCCCCCTACATTTAATGCACCAACCATTTTATTAACTGAACCCATAATACTATCAACTAAAGCTTCTGGACCACCTGCATTTTTAGTTGCTTCATTTAAAGCAGCAGCTTGTTTCATTGATGCAGCTGCAGCAGAATCATTTTGAACAGCATTATTAACTCCAGCAGCTATTTTATTAGCCATTTCTTGCATTGAATCGGCTGATTGAACAATTTTAATAATAGCATCGTTTTCAGATTGAACTATAGCTTGTTGTTCTATATTTACTGTAGAACCTCTTGCTACCAAATTTGCTATTTTTGCTTTGTTATTACCACTTGATTTTACTCTAATATCAGCAGCAGCTGATTGTGCCATTTCAGTAGAAACATTATTTGTTGTGGTGTTTACAATATTTGTAATATTTTTTGTTGTATTTGATATTGCTGTTGATATTTCATTTTCTATTTCTTTTTTAACAGTTGTAGATGAACTATTATTTTGACCCATTAAATAATATTTGAAAATAAAAAATTATATTAAATAATTTTTTATTTATTTTTTAAGTATTTGTTTATAAATTTACAGTTTTTTCTTTACTTAAGTAAATAATATATGCAATAATTACAATAACTGTGATTGAACTTGCTGGTGAAGCTTTACCATAAATATAATAAACTAAAACAGCAATTAAAGCCCATAAATATATATTACCATAAGGATCTTTACCACCACCCATTAATGCTTCAGTCATACCATATATTTCAGATTCTTCTAAACTAAATAATCCTCCTACTTGAGTACCTCTATTAGGTTCCATATCATCTGGAGGTGGTCCCATATCACCTGGAGGACCCATATCACCTGGTGGAGGACCCATATCACCTGGACTATTATTTCCACTTTGTGAATAAAAGTATGCAGCAACAGCAGCAGTAATACCACCACCAATAATCATAATCATAAACATAGGTGAAATAGTAAAAATACTACCAACGGCATTGATTGCATTATTTGCAACTCCTCCTGTAGTTGTTACTACATTATTACCAAGACTTTCAGCAGCACCGATTAATTTATTACCCATATCAGTGATACCACTTTCTGTTACTGTTGATTTTGCGATGGCGGCTTCTTGTTCACCTGAAGATGTTGATTTATTTTTATTTGAAGTATCTGATGTATTAAAAACAGATGCTTCTCCAGAAATTGCATTTACAATTTTAGAACCCATATTTAAATCAATAAAACATTTATTAAAAGCTTTTACACTAACAGATTGTTTTACAGTAACATTAGAACGTTGGCCATCTTGAATGGCTGCTAAAATATTACCTATATCCAAATCATTTCCACCTGTGGTATCCATATTACATTTTGCTTCAGCAGCCATTGACATAGAATTTACAATATTTGTAGTTACTGCATTTTTAATATTATTTTCATTAATTGTAGTATTATTAATATCTGTTTTAATTTTTTGTTTAATTGAAGTTTCATTATTAGAATTATTTGAAGTACTACCACCTACATTTAATGCACCAACCATTTTATCAACTGTACCCATAATACTTTTAACTAAAGCTTCTGGACCTCCAGCATCCTTTGTTGCTTGAGATAATGCAGCAGCTTGTTTCATAGAAGCAGCTGCAGCTGTATCATTTTGAACAGCATTATTAACTCCTGAAGCTATTTTATTAGCCATTTCTTGCATTGACGCAGCTGATTGTACAATTTTGATAATAGCTAAATTTTCAGATTGAACTGCAGCTGTTTGTTCTATATTTACATCGGAACCTTGCGCAACTATATTATTTATATTAGCTCTATTGCTTGCAGCTGAAGTAATTTTTATATCAGCTGCTGCAGATTGCATCATTGATGTAGAAACATTATTTGTTGTTTCATTTACAATTTTAGTAATATTTTCTGTTGTATTTTTAATAGATGTTGAAATTTCGTTTTCAATTTGTTGTTTTACTGTAGTTGATGAACTATTATTTTGACCCATATTTAATACTTATTAAATAATGTGTGAAAAAAAGAAATATATTTAAATTAAAATATAATTTTTAATCTAAAAAACTAGCCTTATATATATTAATTAATGGGAAATCAATTTAGTGATCCAACAACACAATCAAGTTTCAATGATAAATCTGTATTAGGCAAATATATTGTCGATTTTTATAAAAATAATTATAAATTTTTAAATTCAAGTGATGCAAGTATAGGTAATTTTGTTAAAAAAAGAGCTTGTTGTAGAGGAACAGGTAATCCAATAGTACCAATTAGTTTACCTTCTTATGATAAAACAAAAAAGAAAATAGTTTCAACAACATTAGATATGACTATTTTTGAAAAACCCGAAATGGATAAATTACAACAAAACTGTCGTTTTGGTAACGATGATTTTTATAACACAGATAAAGATAAGAAAAATTATATTGTAGCTTCAAAAAATTGCGATTCTTTTTATAATTCATATTGTCTTAAACTTTATAAAAAAAGAGCGGTAGATTATGCAGAAAAAAAAGGATCTGGTTGGCCATTTACAGGACCTTATGATGATGAGGAAATTATAGATACAGAAAAAAATCCTTATATGGTAAGAAATGGATTTGTTGATTGTAATTGTTTAAATAGTGGTCTTATAAAAGGTGGTTTTAAACCACCAGAAGGTGTTACTGCTCAAGGATATGCACAAACAGTTGATAGTAATTGTAATAAATACGTTAATGAAAACTTAGCTTATGTTAAAAATTATGAAAAAGTTGAAAATCTTTGTGTTAATAGTGTTACAGTTGGAGGTAACATTACTGCTGCTAATAATTCAGGTGTAAAAATTTCTCAATCTTGTGCAAATTCAGCACAAACATCTAAAGAAACAGGTGCAACTGCTGGAGCAGGTGAAATAGTAAAAAAAGACCCAGTTAATGAAAAAAGTGTTGGTTTAATAACACCAGATAAACCAGGAGATAAACCTGCAGATAAACCTGCAGATAAACCAGCAGATAAACCAGCTAGTTCATCGGCATCTGCACCATCACCATCTGCAGCTTCTACATCTGGTACAGGGTCAACACCAGCACCTGTATCTCCATCTGCATCTACATCTGCATCTACATCTGCATCAACATCAGCATCAACACCAGCATCTACAACACCTGCAGCCGCAGCTAATTCAGCTACAAATAGTGCCATTACAACAGCAACTAAAATATTACCAACAACAGGTCAAGAACCTAATTATTTACTTTATGGTGGTATTGCAGGTGGAGTATTATTACTTATTATAATAATATTTATGTTTTCTGGTTCATCTAAAAGAAGAAGATACGATGATTAATAAAAATTTAGGTTTTGTACCAAATTTAAGTTTACTTAAATTTGAAATAAAACGTGATTTGATGGTTATTTAAATTGCAACAATAACTATTCTATTTAAATTTAAAAGTGCTTTTTTGATATCATCTGATTGTATGTATAATGCATCTTCATCATATGTTGATTCAAATTCGACCTTTTGTCCAGTTTTAGATATTATAATTATTTTATGTCCTTGTTTTATTAATAAATTAACCCCTTTTGTTGTATTCTTTTCTTCTGTATTTAATGCAACCAATATATGATTAATTCTTAAATAATCTTCGTCATTATCTTGTGATTTAACTTTATAATTCCCTTCTGTCATATTAATATTTATTGGTGTTGTATTACTTACACAATTACCTTCACTAGTTAATGTTGATGTATTTATAACAAAACGTACTACATATTTATCATCATCCTTGTGTGAAAATACAGGAGTTGGAATAGTTGGTTTACATATAATTTTAATTTTTGTAGTAACATTTGTATTTCCACTAGATGTAGAATCTTTTAATACATAATTATCATCAGTTTGAGGAACAGAACCAACACCTGTACCACTATTTGTTATCACTACATTAGTATCTATTGTTTGTTTACTAGTAATTGTATTATTTGGTAATCCTAATGTACTATTAAGTGCAGAAGGTGCTACTGATAATTTTGATGTTGTTGATACAACTGTGTTAGATGATAATGTTTTGCTTTTATTTATACCAACTGAATCTAATGCCGAAAGTGTAGAATTAGGACCTTTATTTACCGAATTATCAACTTTATTTGCAGTTAAAGATGTAGGTTGATTAGTTTTGGGTTGATTAGCAATAGGTTGATTATTAGTGGGTTGATTATTAGTAGGTTGATTAGCAGTAGGTTGATTAACAGTAGATTGATTAGCAACAGATTTATTAGAATCAGATTTATTATCTACTGTTTGATTATTTGGAGCTGTAGATGTTTGTTGATTACTAGATGATGAATTACTTGATTGGTTATTATTTGTTGGAACATTAGCAGCACCATTATTAGGGTCTGGTGTAGGTGCTACATTACTTCCAGATACATTTTGATTAATAGTTGTAGGATTAAAATGTTCAGCATTAGTTTCATTAATTTCATCAACTAATTCCAAAAAACCTACTATTAAAACAGCAGTAATTAATGAAAATTCTATGGTAAACATAGATCTATATGTTAAATATGATAATACTGCTATTTTCAAAATAGGATTGAAAATTATAGTTTTAAATCTTTTATCAATATGTTTTTTATTAATAGTTGATAATAATAAAATTATTATAGCTATTAATAAATACATTTTTCTATAAGAAATATATTCCATTATAAAGCTATTAGAAAATTTTTATAATTATTTAATAAAATTGAATTCATTTAGATTACGCTTAATAATAGGCTTTTCAGTTTTTTCATTAATTTCTATTACTTTAGTAATGTCGCATATTTTATTATATTGCATAAATTCATATAATTCAATTATTTTTTTGTCTCTTGATGCTAATTCAATTTTCATATTTTTATCAATATGATTAATTATACCCTCTAATGGTGCATAACCTAATTCTTTGTCTTTGAACATTCCGTAAGAACTTTCAGATGGTCCGTTTAAGAATATTCTATATGCAAATGATGTTGATAAATGAGTTGAATATCCTTGAATAAATGGATCAGAAAAATAATAAATATCAGGAACTTTCTTATCTTTTCTTAAGAAACTATATTTATTTCTTAATTTATGAATACCGTAATTTAAAAATATTAATATTAATAATGTAATTGGTTGTGTTAAGAAAACAGTAGTTATTTCTGATATTCCAAAACTTGTTAACATTTGATTAGAAACATCAACACTATGACTTGCAGCAAATAATAATAAATAATTTAAACACCATATAAACCATCCAATTGATATAAAAAATGAAAGTCCACCTTTAAATGTATGAAATGGTAAATAAATATTAAAACTTGATTTCTTTTTAACATCAGGATAATCATTACTTGCAATTACATAAGCTTTATTTATATCACCTTTATTGTTATTATTTTTTCTATTTCTTTTAAAACAAGAACATAAAGCATTTAAAATATTAGAATCAAAATCACCATCCATATCTACATCTATATCTTCATTAGTAATTTTAATATCTGGATTATCTTGTCCTTTTGATAATTCAATATAATAATTTATTTTCTTCATATTTAAATTATCAGCAGTTAATTCGTTTTCATTAAATAACTGTAATTCTTTTTCAAATGTATTTCTTCTTAATAATTCTTCATATAAAATTGGATATCTCCATTTAAATTCTTCTAATCCAGCGGCATTAACTAATTTAAATAATATAGTTAAACTGGGTATATTCAACAATGCAGTTAATGCTGCTAACAATATAGTTTCTAATATATTCAAAGAAGCTGTACTATTTGAACCATTTCCATATTTAAAAGCGTATAATAAAGCAGTAATAAACAATGAGTTAAATTGTCCAACAAAAATAATTAAAAATCTAAATAATCTAGATAATTTAGGATCAAATTTAAAAAATGCTGATATTTGAGGATGTTGAAAAAATATTCTATTTCGCCAAATCGTAAATATAGATTTCTTTTTAATTAATGTATCTTTAACTTCAATTTTATTATCTCCTATTACTTCATAATTAAAACATTTATCAATTAATTTATCAGTACTTGATTTTAGTTTTAATATAACTGGATCTTTCATTAAAACATTAAAATACTTTTTAGAATCTATTGAATCTAGATAAATACCAATTCCGAAAACTATAAATCCAAATAAAGCAAGCATCCCAAATGTAATATAAAATTGTTTAAATTTCTGTAAACCATCTAATGAGTATACATTGCCTGCTCCAGCAAAGATATCTTCATTTGCTTCAAAAACAGCTTCTAGTCTAGAACCAAAATCAGTCATATGTGTACAATTACAAGTTAATTCAGTTGAAGTTGCTGATATTAATATACATCCATCATCTGTCCAAGTTGATAACTTATTACTCCAATACATACATTTTCCACTAAAAGAAGAAGGAATAGGACAATTTATATATTTTATATCAGTACCATTTTTACAATCAATAATATAATCTTTATTTGCACAAGGTATAATATAACCAGAAGAATTTTTTTCTAATTTTGTAAAAGTTTGTTGATTTTTTGCAACTTTATATGTTATATCATCTTGACAATCAATAACATATTTTGTAGGTATTAAACGATTATCATTTCCTAAATTTAATGGAAATTTTAATTGAATAGGTTGTTTTAAACCATTAACTGGTATATCCTCACCTTTTAATGTAGATACTGATAAACTTAAAACAGTTGAATCAATAGATTGATTAGATGAATATGGATTAGATGCCCAACCAATCATTGATACTGCAGAATTAGGAAAACCTAAATTAGGCAAATTAATTTTTAAATTTGATACAGAAACTATAGATGGTTTAGGAGGTAATACAGCTGCTTTAAAATTAAATGATGGTGATGAATATTGAAATGTACCACCATTAGAATTCAATGTTAAAACACCTGCTAATTTTAAAATATCTCCAATTTGAGAAGCAGGTAAATCTGATATAGAATTAAATATCATTGTTGTTTCAGAAGGATCTAAACTTGTTCTATTTCCTAAAAAAGAAGTAAATGAATTAATTGTAATACTTCCATTACCACTCATTAAATCTCCCATTACTAATGTTGATAAAAATGGTGCAGAACTAGATGAACTTTGTGTTGGTGTTATTGTTGAAAATATACTACAAGAATCCGATAAAATACCAGTACTAGAAATACAATAGGAATTACTAAAATTATTTGATACACTTCTTACTGGTGAAGGTGAATTAGCTTTTGAATAAGTATTTATAGATGTTTGTGTATGAAATTCCGATTTTGATGGTATACTTATTGTAGGTTTATTTGATGATGTTATGAAAGAGTTTGTTGGTGTTGGTGTATTTGTACTTATTAATGATTCTGTTTTTACAATAGTATTTGAAGGATTTGCAGAAGATGAAGGTGACGGCGATATAGAACTTGAAGAAGATAGTGATAATGTATATGATGATGATGACGATACTGATATTAAAGGAGAATACGAAATTGAATTTAAAGGTGAAGATGATAATGAATTGGAGTTAGATAATGATGAACTTATAGACGAACTCCCACTTATAGATTTGGAATTAAATAATGAAAAAGTTGAAATAGGAGTTATGCTTGGAGGAAGTGAAACTGAAATTGTTTTACTAATTGTAGAACTAAAACTTGGAGAAGAAGTTAAACTTAGAGAAGGTGAAAGTGAAATTGTTTTAGTAATTGCAGAACTAATACTTGAAGAACCAGTATTTGAAGGAGTACTTGAACTATTTGAAGAATATGATAATGGAATATCTAATAAAGTAATTAACATTTGTACACCTGAAAATACTACAGAACCATCTGTTATAAATGTAATTCTAAGAGATGGTGTATTTGAAATATATTTTGTGGTATTTGCTGCTATAGTTCCTGCACTACTTAGAACATTTCCATCTAATGAATTATAAAAAGTTAATCGGTCACAACAATCTTCTGTAATAAAAGATAAATATTTAATTTCAAATTGTCTTCCACTGCCACCATTTATATTGAAAACACAATTTAAATTATTGTTATAGGTATTACCTATAGTATTTGTTCTTAATAAAACGGAACTTTCAATAAAAGGTAAATTTACGGTAGTTCCAGAAGATGCACACATATTATAAGAACTATATGTAATTACCGAAGATGTAGGGATAGCTGATACAGTTGATGTAAGTGTTTTATAACTAGTAATAGTAGGTGGATAAACTCTATCATATAACATTAGTGAACGACTTACTGAATCTGCAGAAATAACCCATCCTGAAGTAGATTTTAACCAACATTGTCCACAAGTTGATGTATAAACTGATGGTGAGTCTAATGGAATAGTATTACAAGGTTCTGTTACTACAATAACACCACATAATGGATTTTGCCAACAATTTATTTGACATTGTGAAATTGTAAATCCCGATATTGGTGAAGGTGGTAAATCAGACAGTGCATAATTAAATTGACCCAAATCCGTCCAATTACCTTTATTAAAAACTGTAGCTGTTGCCGTAGCAGAATTCAATGAACTTCTAGAAAATCTAGGTGAAGGAGATAGACTAGAAGAAACGCTAGGGCTTTTTGAAACTGAAACAGAACCAGTATTTGTTGATGAAAACGCTCCAGAAGATGATATCAAAGGGCTTCTAGATGAACTAAAAGAAGCTCTTGTTGAACTACTAAATAAAGCACTTCTTGTTGGTGTTGTTGAAGCACGACTTGATTCTGTAGGCGGAAACATTTTTTCATATACAATAAATGATTCCCAACCAGCATTTGAAATAAATGAACCTGACCCATAACCGTCTATAGGAATAATAAAACAATTAGCACAAACCGTAGTATATATGTTTGGTGAATTTAATTGAATATTATAACAGGGTGTATTAACGCTAATTCCTCCACAAAATTCATTTAATGAACAACGTATCATACATTGTGAAATTGTTTCACTTCCTGTATTTGAAAGAGGAACATTCCAATAAACAGCCCCATAATCGGTCCAATTACCTGTGTAAAATACAGTGGCAGTTGCAGTTGCTGAAAAGCTTGCACTACCAGAAACTCTTGGGGACCTAGATAAACTTGATGAAACACTTGGACTTTTTGAAACTAAAACAGAACCAGTATTTGAACCTGAACGAAGTATTGAACTACTTAATTTTGCCGTCAAACTGTAACTAGGTGAAACAGAATTAGTTCGTGTTCCAACAGGTGTAAATGAATCCATCATAGGACTAATAACAAGAGTATATGTTGTTTGTCCAGAATCACAATTACCATTTAATGGTCCTATACTTAATTCAACACTTGAAACATCATAAACATTAAAACTATTCGTATATACTGCACCATTAGCTGGCGAATATAAAGAATTTCCATTAGCTTTTAATAAAGGAACAACACTTGTAGTACTCGGTGATAAATATAAAGAAATAGTAACATCTTGATAACAAGAACCAATTGGATTATACCATCTTAAAACTGGAGCAATATTACCATAAGAAGGCGTATTACAACTCGTAGCACCGTTTGGCATAATCATTGAGTTACCAATATTACCATTTGAAGCTACATTATAATTCCATGAATAAACATTACCTAAACTTCCAGGACTAGCTATTGCATAATTTGTAAATAGTGTAAAAACACCTCCATTATAATAACCATAATACCAACCATTTTTCCCTTGTGTTCCAGAAAAATCTGCTGCTGCATTATATGTTCTATAAGCACAAGTTGCTGAACCTGTATTAGATAATGTTTTTATACTACTAGATGTTTGAATTATTTTAGTAATATTTGACACCGATGGAGAAGATGATACCGATTGAGATGAGGATACTGACGGAGATGAAGATTCTGATACACTACTAGTTGATGAATCTGATTTGATACTACTTGATGATATAGAAGGACTATTTGTTTCAGCAATTATTGAATTATAGAATAACAAATATCCTATAATGAATCGTAACATTAAAATATATTATTTAAAAATTTATAAAATTATTAAATAAATATTATCACTATTTTTTTTTATTTAAAAAAAGTAAACGATTACAGTAACATTATCCATTGAACCTTTTGCATAAGCATAGTCACATAATGATTTAGAATAATTACCTTTAAAGTTTTTATTTTTTTTTAAGTCTAAAATGAAATCAACAGCATCTTGGTTACTTACTACATCCCATAAACCATCACAAGCCTTAATTAAAAATTTATCTTCACTACATAACTTATATCTATAAATTTGAGGTAAATGTGAAACATATGGTGTACTTTCTAAATCACCAAATGCTCTTGATAATGATAAATCCTTTACTCTCCAATCAACACCATCAAAAGTAATTGAACCACCTAATTGTTCAATTCTAGATCTTTCTTCAGGAGTATTTGGTTTATGATCCTTCGATAATTGAACAGCCAATCCATCTTTATTACATAATACACCTCTTGAATCACCAACATTTATCATCCATAAATATGTTCTCTTTTCTTCTTTAGTCATTATACTTACACAAGCAGTACTACCTGAATGATTTGCAGCTCTAGGATGATTTTTTTTCAAATTAGTTTGTACTAAATCATAAACTTTATTTACGTATTTAGAAAATTTTTCAGGTTTAACAAAAATATTTTTATCAAATTTTTTCATAAAATAAGAAGGAAGATTTTCTTTCAAGTATTTTGAAACAACTTTACCACCGTGTCCATCAAATACTCCAAATAAATTAATATTATTTTTATTATGTTCTTCTCCATCTAAATTAAGGTATGCAATATGTTGATCTTCATTCGAATCTCTTTTACCTTGTATAGTATATGAATAAACTTTCATAGTTATATTTTAATTTAGATAAAAATATTTAATATACTATTTTGTAATTTCCACGAATCGTTTTGATGTGCTATTAAAAAATACTGAGCTAATCTATATTTAACTCCTGTTGATTGTTGAACAAAACCATTAACAAAAATATCAATTCGTCTGCTACCAGATTCCATAGCATTAATATCAATAATTTCAAAAACAATACCAGGTGTTGATAATAAAGATAAAAATTCTAAAACTTGTGTATTACCCTTGTAAATTTGTTTTTGGTACGAAAGTCTTGAATCAAAATTAATTATTGTTTTAATATTTGGATTGTTTGTCATCCAATTACTATAGAAAAAATTAATAAAATCTTTAGCAAGTAATTGAAAATCAATTTTATTAACAATATTTGTTCCAGATTTATCGGCTAATTTAATACTAGATTCCATAATTATAAATTATATTATTATAATAAAAAATAAACTCAATTTTTTAATAAATTAAAAAATATAAAAATTGACATCAAATAGATAATTGCAGCAATTTCTTATATTTTTAATAAATTAAAAAATATAAAAATTGAGTTTATTTTTACTTATAAAGAATTCTTAATTTAATTAATATAATGAAATTTACCAAAATAGAAATATTAGAATCTAGAAAAGATTCTACCACCTATTTAGGCATATTAAATGGCTCCAAAGCTATACTAACTGGTTTAAAAAACTTACCAAATGAAATAGAATTAAAAATAGAATTACCAAATAAACAATCAGATTCGGATTCTATTAATATTGATTCAGAATCAAATTTTAAACAAGAAGGTATAACAAGTTTATATTATCCA